ATACAGCACAAAATCGTGCCGTTACAACTTCTGATTATGAAACATTAGTGCGTTCAATTTATCCAAATGCTTCAGCTGTAAGTGCTTGGGGCGGTGAAGATGAAGAAACACCGGTTTATGGTGTTGTAAAAATTGCAGTAAAAGCAAAAAGCGGTTCTACTTTAACAACAAATACTAAAAATAGTATTATAACGGCATTAAAACCTTATAACGTTGCTAGTGTTAGGCCGCAAATTGTAGATCCTGAAACTACAAAAATTCTTTTAACAACAAATGTAAAATTTAATTCTCGTGTTACTTCTAAATCTTCTGCAACAATTAAGACTTTAGTTTTAGAAACATTAGAAAATTATAGCGATAATACATTGTCAAAATTTGATGGTGTTTTTAGATATTCAAAATTATTAAAGTTAATTGATGATACTGATACAAGTATTCTTTCAAATATCACAACATTAAAAATTAGAAAAACTTTTACACCTACGATTAATTCTTCTACACGTTATAATATTTACTTTAGAAACGCATTATATAATCCTGTATCAGGCCATAATGCTGTAAATGGTGGTATTTTAGAATCATCAGGTTTTAAAATTGATGGTGATGTAACAAATGTATTTTTTTTAGATGATGATGGTTCAGGTAATGTAAGACGATATAGATTAGTAAGTGGTGTTAGAACATATGCAAATAATACACAAGGCACAATTAATTATACAACAGGTGAAATACAATTAAATTCTTTAAATATATCTGTAATTGAAAATATAAGAGGCGCAGTCTCAACTGTAATAGAATTAACAGTTAAACCAAATTCAAATGATATTGTGCCAGTAAGAAATCAAATTTTAGAAATAGATGTATCAAATTCATCTGTTACTGTTGAGTCAGATACATTTATAGGCGGTTCATCAGACGCTGGAGTAGGATACACAACTACAACTAGCTATTAATTATGGCTACTTTTAAAGATAAAATATCCAATTTAATTGGTACACAAGTACCAGATTTTGTATTAGAAGATCATCCTAAATTTTTAAAGTTTTTAGAAACTTATTTTACTTTTATGGAAGCTGCCGAGTTGGCAGTTACAAGTGTTGAAACAACAGATGGCGTTCAATTAGAAACAGAAACAAACCAGGAAAATGTTTTAATATTAGATGGCTCTCGTATTGATTCAGATATTACACAGTTAGATTCTGGTGATAAAATACTTTTAGAAAGTTCATCTTTTGGTAAATTTACAAGAGGTGAAACAATACAAGGTCAAACATCAAAGGCAACATCTACGGTACTAGCAGAAGATTTAGATAACGATAGATTATTCATATCATCTCAAAATAAATTTATAAAAGGTGAAACAGTATTAGGTTTAACATCAAATGCAAGTGCAACAATTAATTCATATAGGCCTAATCCTGTAAATAATATACAAGAGTTATTAAACTTTAGAGATCCTGACAATACAATATCAGATTTTTTGGGTAACTTTCTATCAGAATTTTTACAAACAATACCTCAATCAGTAAATGAACAAGTTGATAAAAGAAAACTTATAAAAAATATTAAATCATTATATGAAGCTAAAGGTACAAAAGCAGGCCATGAAATATTTTTTAGATTGTTATTTGATGAAGTATCAGAAACATTTTATCCACGTGAACAAATGCTACGGGTATCAGATGGTAAATTTACAACCGACACTGTTTTAAGAGCAATTGCAACATCAGGTGATACAAGAAATTTAATTGGTAGAACAATTACAGGCGATACTTCAGATGCAACTGCTATTGTAGAAAACGTTACAACATTTTTAATTGGTACAACTGAAGTAACAGAATTTATATTAAATGCTGATACAATAATAGGTTCATTTCAAGTAGGTGAACAAATTACAGGTGCAGCTAGTGATACAGATGACATATTAATTAAAGCAAATATAACAGGTATACCAACTACAAAAGTAATTACAAATGATGGTGCTTTGCACTCAACTGCTGAATCAACAACAATTACCGGCGGTGGTGAAGGTGCTATTATACAAACAAAAACAATTGGTTCAGGCGGCGTTACAGAAATTGTAATTGATGACGCTGGTACAAATTTTGAAATTGGTGATGATTTAGTATTTACAAATACAGGCACAAACGGAGCAGGTGCAGCTGGTTTTATATCTGTTGTAAATGGTGGTTTTACAAATGAAGAAAGTTCAAGCACAACTGAAGATCATATAACTTTAGAAGAAGCAACTACAAGAAGTGATTCTTATTTTGGTGATAAATTCGTACAAGAGTCAGGCACAGGCACAGGCGATATTACAGATTTATTTTTATATGATGCAGGCGCAGCTTATACTTCTTTACCTACTGTTTCAATTACTACCGCTACTGGTACAGGTGCAAAACTATTGGCCTTTGGTTCAGAAATAGGCCGAGTGTTAGATTTAAATTTAGTTGAATTAGGTATCAAACATCAAATAGCACCAACACCACCGACCGTAAATTTATTTAAAAATTGTATTGTAATAGACATTACAGGCAATTTTATTGCAGGAGAAAATGTAACAATTACAGGCGGTGATACAGGAGTTCTTGTAAGTATTGACACAAACAGAAATTTATTAATTTTAAAAAATGTAGTAGGCACAGTTTCAATTGATGATACTATTACTGGTGTTACTTCTGGTGCAACATCAAAAGTAAAAAAATTAGATGGTGCTACTGCTACATTGACGGTAGGCGCAGTTGCAACAACAGACGGCCGTTTTATAAACGAAGATGGATTTATTTCTGAAAATACAATGAATATACAAGATAGTTTATATTACCAAGATTTTTCTTATGTTATAAAAGTTGCACGTTCTATTTCTGACTGGCGAGATGATTTTAAAAAAACAATGCACACAGCAGGTTTTTATTTTGCAGGTCAAGTTGATATTGAATCAAGACTAGATGGTACTATTTCTTTACCCATTATTGGTGCTACATCAGGTATTTCTGATGAGCCGTTATTCAGCATACTTAATACTTTATTTGTAAAAATAATTGGTAGAAGATTAGGCACTATTGATGATGGCACTTCATTACGTGCTTTACCTGCTACAGTATTAGAAGCAGATTTAACACCAAATACAATTGAACATTTTACAGCAAATACAAGAGATGTGACATTAAAAAGAGTGCCAATTAGTATTGATTATACTTCACGTGTAAGAGGTGTATTTGAAGGTGTTACAATTGCTCAAGGTTTTGCATATGCTGGACCTCGATATGGTACAATTAATAGAGAAGCATTTAGAGCTTTTCAAACACAATCAGGCACAAATTATACATTAGGTGAATTAGGTAATAACGTAACTTTTGGTACGAGATCATCTTTTGATGGTACAGATAATACATTATTATTTGGTTCTACTGATTTAGGCCGATTAATAAAAACAAAACTTACAATACCAGCAGAAGTCGTAGAGTCATCACCTGAAAATGTATTTGATAATACATTTGTTACATTTGACGCAACAGTTGAAGATGATGGTAGCACAGCTATAACTTTTGACGATACAACACCATAAATGATTATAAATATACAAAAGTAAGAGAGAAATGGCAAAACAAACAATCAATTTAGGTACAGTTCCAAATGATGGCACAGGTTCAAACCTGCGTGCTGGTGGTTTAATTATAAACGATAACTTTACAGAAATATACACAGCATTAGGCGACGGTACAACATTATCTTTTTCATCACCAGTAATTAAATTTGTAGATGATACATCAACTCAAGCTTCAGTTAATTTAGGTCAAACTTTAAAAATTTTAGGTGGTACAGGTCTAACTTCCACAATATCAGGTAATACACTTACTTTAGATATAGATGGCACCGTTGTTACCACATCATCTACAAATACTTTAACAAACAAAACAATTAATTTAACTTCAAATACACTTACAGGTACAACTGCTCAATTTAATTCAGCATTAAGTGATAATGATTTTGCTACAATTGCTGGCTCAGAAACTTTATCAAATAAAACAATTGCAGCTGGCAGTAATACAATTACGGGTTTAACAAATACAAATTTAAGTGGTTCAGCAAATATTTCAAATGCAAATCTAGCAAATTCAAATGTAAAATTTGCTGACGACACATCAACTGTATCAACTATTGATTTAGGAACAACTTTAAAAGTTTCAGGTGGTGAAGCAATTGATACTACAATTTCAGGCAGCACAATTACAATTGCCGCTGAAGACGCTACATCAGCAAATAAAGGTGTTGCAACATTTAACACGGCCAGTTTTACAGTTACAAGTGGTGATGTTACAATTAAATCAGGTGGTGTTTCAAATGCACAATTAGCAAATTCTTCAATTACTTTAGGTTCAACTTCAACATCATTAGGTGCTACAACATCTTCTGTTGCTGGCCTTTCATTAACAGGTTCAACAAACACAATTGATTTAACAAGTTCAGGAAATAGATTAAGATTTAATTTTGCAAACTCTGGCGCATTACCAAATAATTCAACTTATGCAGGTATGTTTGCAACAACAACAGGTACAGCAAAAGCGTTTTTTGCAGACTCAGGTGCTTGGAACGAAATACTTTCAGAAAACTCTAGTATAAAAGATTTAGCAGATGTGGCCGGCACAGCACCAACAAACGGTCAACAATTAGTTTTCAACAGTGCAACAGGTCGATATGAACCAAGTACGCCTGCAAGTGGTGGTACAGTTACATCAATTATTGCTGGCACTGGTCTTTCAGGTGGCACAATTACAACAACAGGTACAATTGCAATAGATTCAACAGTTGTTACATTAACAGACACACAAACTTTAACAAATAAAACTTTAACAAGCCCAACGTTAACAGCGCCTGCTTTAGGAACACCAAGTTCAGGAACATTAACAAACTGTACCAGTTTACCAGTTTCAGGAATTACTTCATCTACATCTACAGCATTAGGTGTTGGAAGTTTAGAATTAGGTAATGCTTCAGACACAACATTATCACGTTCATCTGCTGGTGTTTTAGCAGTTGAAGGTGTT